TCGGCAATTTATTGGTTTGCACCCGCGTTGGGCATTGGCTGTAGACCGCTACTACACGCGCCAGTACGAGGGTCTTAGGAATAAGGGCGTAACCCACGAAAAGGCGCTCAAAAGGGCTGAGACGGTCACTGAGACCTATCGTAGACGTTTGATACGGGCACGCTCGTCAATGATTGCTCGTACCGAGATTCAGATTGCTCAAAACTGGGGTCGTCAGTTGGCTTGGCAACAGGCTTCAGATGGTGGCTGGGTTGACCCAGATGCTCAGAAAGTTTGGAAAACCGCTTCCGCAACTATGGGCGGAGTTCCCCCGTGTGACAGATGTGCCCCCATGGAGGGCGAGAGCGTGCGTTGGAACCAGTCTTTCTCCAATGGTCTACTAATGCCACCTGCTCACCCACATTGTCGTTGTACGGCTTTCCTAATGCCACCTAACAGAGGTTTAAATGATGCTGAGTACATTCGGACGGGCATTGTTCGATGAAATCCGTATTTGTGTTCCCACCACTTCGTAAACACCTTGCTGGTCAGCATGACCAAAGTTCCCATGGTAATTGGGCAAGTGAAGCAGGTATACCAATACCAGAAAACCCAGACGGAACTTTTGTAGAAGCGGTATTTTCTAAAGATTTCTACAAAAAACTAACTGAAAAAGAATTTCAATCTGTTGGAAACTACCAACACGATGGGTACAAAGAAATAAATAAAGTTCTTAGATTTCCTGAAAAAAATGCTGAAGGTTTAGAAACTTGGTCTGACACCATTGAAGCAATTGATTCTGCGATAGTGAAAGCAGGAGAAGTAATTCCAGACAACACTGCCGTTTTTAGAGTTGTCCATGACAAATTTTTTATGGGAGCACCAGTTTTAGGCGTGCCACCCATAGAAATAGGTTCAGTGATAACCGACAAAGGCTATACCTCAACAACAATGATAGATTTATCAAAACTAACTTCAGATGAAAAATCATCTTATGCGCGTTCTAATAAAATGCTTATCAGAATTGATTTAGGAAAAAATAAAAGCGGTCTTGCGGTAAATTCAATTTATGAAAATTACAATAAAGTAGGTCTTTTTACTTTACAAGAAAGAGAATTTTTATTACCAAGAGGAACAAGTTTTGAGTACGCTGGCTTTGACGAAGTAAACAAAATCCATGTATTAAAGAGACTCCCATGATTCTAAGCGATAAATTTTTGTGGTCTGAAGAGGACTTAATTGTTGTTGGCAAAAACAAAGTCACAAAACACCTTGCAGGACAACACGACCAGTCAACTCACGGGTCATGGTCAGATGACATTTTTGAAAACGTATTTGACTGGGCTGATGAGTCCATGATGATGATGGGTGATTTTGAAAATGACGCAGAAATTACAGATTTCTTGCGGAAAATAGAAAATCAACAAAGAGACGCGGGTTATGGAGAAGATAAAAATACAAATAGGGGAGGTGCAGTTTCCTTCTACATTGAAAACGGACACATAGACATAAATGACCAATTGCGCGAGCCGTCACAAACCGAAAAAGGTTATGTAACAGACAAAATTGAAAAAATTGACAGAGCAATTAATGACGCTCCACCTTTAAAAGACCCAGTGCTTGCTTATCGGGGTATAGCAAATAAAGGTGTTATGGGTTCTGTCTTTTTTAATAAATTAAAAGTTGGAGACACTTTTCAAGATTTAGGATATGTTTCCACCACATTAAACCCAAGAATCTCGGCTAAGTTTGCTGGGAATTTGGGAAATACACGTCTGCCAGTTGAAAATCAAGGAATGGTTTTGCAGTTTCACCTACCAAAAGGCACAAAAGGATTGTTTTTAAATCCTTTTATTAAGGGTCGGGGCTGGGAAGAGTTTGAATTTTTATTGCCAAGAGGTAGCAAGTTTAAAGTAACGCAAATCCGTGGCAAAATCATAGACGTGGAGATAGTTCAATGACCCCTAGAGTTGAAAGATTTGGTTATGACTCCGACAAAGGGTTAAGTCTTGTTTTAGAAAAGCACTTAGCAGGTCAGCATGACCAACGCACTCACGGAAGTTGGGCTGGCGGTGGCGCTGGAGTTGACATTATTGCTGACGTAGACAAACTTTTTTACAATCCAGACGGAAGCGTAAATAAAGAAACTCAAGATGTTATTCAAGAAATGAGCGTAACAGAACGAGAAAACGGTCACTCGGACGGCGATAATGCTTTAAAAATTATTGCAGAGCGTCAAGGATTTACAGGGAAACCCAAAATAGTTTCCACAGTTGCAGAACTAAAACAATTGCAAGAAACAGAAGGTGGAATTATTGTTTACAGAGGTATTTCAGAGTGGAAAGAAGAAAAAACTTACTTGACACCAGAAATAGAAAAAGACACTATTTATACAGCGGAACAGGCTGTAGAACAATTTAAAAGGGGTGAATACTACGCTGGTTGGGGAGCCTTTGGAACTGGAACTTACACAACTGTAAAAGGTGACGAAGCAAGTTCTTACGCAAGTACCGAGCAACTTGCCAATTTATTGCGTACTGGTATTGAAGATGATAGTCCTAGCAATGGAAAAGTTATGGCAATGCACATTCCAAAAAATGCCAAAATGCCAACACAACAACAAGTAACTAAAGCGCTAAAAATGGTTAGTTTTAATGAGGGGCCTAGTATAAGAACCTACAAACAAAATGTTTCTCGCATTTTAGCGGCGCAAGGTTTTCAAGCCTACAATGCTGGATTTATACAAGACGATAAAAAAGATTATTTTGTTATTTTAGATAGGTCTATGCTTACGGTTGCAGACCAAGATTGGACGCTTGGATTATGATGACTCCAACTCAGTCACGCCGTTACGGACGCATGGTCAGAGACTTTACTTCCGATGAAGCCAAGGCTTACAACGACCACCTTCTTGCAGGTAAAACAGCAGAAGACTTTTTTGCCAAGATGGAAAAGCACTTAGCAGGACAGCACGACCAGAGTTCCCACGGTTCATGGGCTGGAGAAACTGTTAGTGAATTAACAGACGATGAGATTCGTGAATTAATTTACACTACAGATAGCGTTGAGCACGCTTTTCAAAAGATTGCTAAAAGACTTGGCAAAAGCATGAAACCAAAGGTAGCAGACACCGTTAAAGTTGCTGGAACTCCAGTTTATCGAGGAGTTCAAAGTGTAACCCGTGATGCCCAACGTCTTCTTGATGGAAAAATAAGATACTCGGAAGGGCATACTTATGGGCAAGGAATTTATGTTACTGAAGAAACAAGTTTTGCTCGTAATTACGGAACCTTGATTTACATGAAACTTGATGATTCTGCAAAAATGCTTCGTGGTGAAGCCGAATGGGATAATTCTTTTAAATTTGATTATGAAAATCCTAATGGAAGAACAAGAAGTACTACCAGTAGCAAATTTTTAGATTTAAATAAAATCAAAATGAAAAAATGGGCACCAGCCGACATTAGAAATCTTTATTTGGCTTCTAAGGGTTACGATGGGGTTCAAATTTATTCAGAAATTTTGTTATTTAATGCTGATAAATTGACTGTAAATGAAGAAGACATTGGCGAAGCAATTCGTAAGCACCTAGCAGGTCAACATGACCAAAGTTCTCATGGTTCTTGGGCTACTGGCAACGGTGCTCAGTTCAAACCAAACAATCTAAGCGGTACACCAAAAACTTTTAAGGGAAGTTCTGATTGGAGCGACTTACAACCAACAGATGCCCCAGATGACCAAAACATTGAAATGGGTTCAGGGCTGGCACTTGATTCGGGAGCGCTTAAAAGCATTGGTCAAGGAAAAGTATTTACCGACAAGCAAGAAATTAACGACTACATGGAAAGCGTATTTACTAAGTACGGATACGGGGATAGGGTTTTTAGCCTTCATCCAGATACCACTGGGCAATACCTAGTTGACGGCATTGAAGCGGGAGTTACACGCGGAGATGTGAGTCCTGATACGCACCCACTTTACGGCGGAGCAATTCCAGTTATGATTTACAAACCATCTGGAGTTAGCCAATTTGTTTTGCTACACGAAATGTCGCACATTCTTGAAGGAAACTGGAAAGTTGCAACTCAGAACGGTGGTCATAATCTTCCTTTTCTGGAAACTTGGAAACATCTTTTACGCAATGAAGGTTTGGACAAACAGGCTAACCTCTTAGATGTTTTTACTTACAGGACAGACGGCAAGGGCGTGTTTGAATGATTCTTGAAAATGTAACTTTTGGTGCTGTCTATCCTGACTTAGGCGTTAAGCGTTTGGCAAAAATTGAGCCAACGTCTGTTTATGTAGTTCCCCCATTAATGAAGCACTTAGCAGGTCAGCATGACCAATCAACCCACGGCAGTTGGGCTGAAGGTTTTGCTAAAGGTATTGCTGAAAAGATTTCACAAAAAACTGCAAGCCTTAAAGACCAAGGCATTACTCAAGAGTTCTTGACGGATAAAAAAAGAAAGGCAGACCTATTTGTAAACTTAGAAAAAATTGCTATTTCTGCTGTTGAGTCAGATAAAAAATTAAACCCTGAATCAGATTTAGATTTAAATGAAATTTTGTATACTCAAGAATTCCTAATGACTTCTAGAGCAATGGATTGGGAGAATGATAATCCAGAAATTGCTTTTAAATCTGTTTTATTAACCGATAAAGGAAATGTTGCTGGAGCGATGGCAGTATCATTTGAAAGCAATTCCAAAGGTGAAGACATTGTTGAAATTCATTACTTAGGTACAACTGGAATAGTAGACGGTGCTGGAAGTATGCTTTATGGGCAAGCAATTAACTACGCCTACAAAAATAAAATGGGCTTGCAGTTGTATCCATTAAAAGAAGCAGTTCCTTTTTGGAAAGAGATGGGTTTTGACTATGACATTTCTGATTCCGATTATTTGCAAATACCTGCCGATAAAGTTGAATTACTCTGGAAAGAATTAACAATAGTAGAAAGTGCGATGCCTAATGTCTAAAGGAATAGCAAGTTTTACTGACGAACCGTTTTTGCTTAACATGATTAACAAAAAGAAGTTGGCTAAACATTACGCAGGTGAGCACGACCAATCAACTCATGGCAGTTGGGCACACGGGGATGTAAATGATTTTACTTTGGATAAAAGATTTCAAGACGCCGTAAAATACTATGCTGAAAATCCAGATGCTTGGGGATTTTACGACACAACTGCGGATTCTCTTAGAGATTCTGATGTAGGTCAATTATTTACGGAATATGCTAAAAAAACAATTGCTAATAATGAACTTATTTCTGGATACAACATCACTCCTAGAGAATTGCAATTTAGAGCAATGAAAGAGCGATTGTTAGATGAAATAGACGCATACGGTTATGTAAACAATAAAGACATTTACCAAAGTTTTGAAGATGACATTGTTCCAGAAATAACAAGTGTTATGGAAAATGGAAAAATTTGCATTGCTGTAGACGCTTATTCTTTTGCCAAAATAATTGGTTCTAAAGACCCAAAATTTAAAACACAGTTTGAAACTGCAAAGTCAAACGGACACTATGACCCCACAACTAGAAGGGCTGGAGAAGCACGAAGTCAATCAGTTCCGATAAGCGTTAGTGATAGCAAAAGACCAATTTACGGTTATCTTTCAACTGATGATTTTGATGACAGTATTGTAATAGACGGAGTTGAACAATACGGAGAAATTAGATTTGTTTTAAAGGATTCTCTTAAAGAAAGGTCAACAATGACTGTTGGAGATTCTTTAAATCGTAAAAGTATGCCAATGAAATTAAATAAAACTCCAAGTGTAAGTGATGTTATTAGAGCGTCTCAATTTACTCTCAGAAACGGTGAAGATGACTGGAGCGGAGCAGAAGATTGGGCGGATAAAGACTATTTTGAGACTCAAATTTTTGGCGGAGTATCCATGAAAGATGTTGAAAAAATCTACATTCCTGAAAGCAATTCTTATTACAAAGACATAATAAAAGATAAAGACTTTTCAAGCAAATTTCCAGATATTGAAATTATTCCTTATTATGGTAATTACTGAAGGGAAATAAAATGATACAAGGACAAGTAATTTCAGTAAGGGCTGACGGCACCCAGTTCGTTTTTGATTCTATTGATAACGATGGCGCCATAAAAGGTTTTCTTATTTTGACAAATGGCAGACGCACTGAAATCGGTCTCATGGATATGTTCACCAAGGTCGGAGACTGGAAGCGAGTTGACCAGTAGTTAACAATCGTCATGGGGTAATCTATCTTCATGTCACGTTCTAACCGTCTTGCTCGCCTTGTTGCTATCCAACAGGGCACTGAGTTCATTTTGCTCAAGCACCAACAGGGAAAACACGACCAAGCCACTCACGGCTCATGGGATACCGACAGAAGCAACAACAACAAATCTGATTTTAAATACGGTGTTCAAGACGCTCTAGACAAAGTTATCAAGGGTGAAGTTGGACAGGTAGTTCCTGCTGATGCTGAGTTTTGGTTAGAGCAAATGGCTGACCGAAAAGACAACCCTGACTTAACCAACCTTGAAATTGTCGGAACGCAACTATTTACCCGTGACAACTTGGGAATTATGCGCGACAAAATGCCACAGGTTCCTAGCGACCAAAAAGATGAGTTCCTTGTAGAGATGACTAATCGCGGTATTGCGGTTACTAGGGAAGAAGTTTCTCCTCAGAAGTTGCACCCAATCCAAGCAGAAATTTCAGCATCTAAATCTGGAAAGATTGCGCGAGACTTAAAAGAAAACGGTCACAAAAAGGGTGACGGTGCTCGAATTGTTATTTCATCTGACAATTATGTAATTGACGGGCACCATCGCTGGGCGGCGTCTGCTTTCCTGTCTTTCAAAGATGAAAGTCAATCTATTCCTGTCTTGCGCGTTGACATGACACACATGGAACTTATTGACGTAGTTTTGGCGTGGAACAAGGCAAGCGGAATTGAATCAATTGCTCTTGGAGAAAGCAACAAGCCACTAAAAAAGGCTTGGGTTGAGTTCGAATTAGCGGTTATTAAAGGAATCCTTGCAACCGAAATGCAAAAGCACCTAGCAGGTCAGCATGACCAGAAATCTCATGGAGTTCGGGGCACTGGATTAAGCCCAAGTGTGGCTTCTGACATCATTAGATTTACTCAAGAATGGGGCGGATTGTCAATCAATATGGTTGATGGTTCAATGCCTACAACTGGTTACATGGTGGCAAAACCACCAAGTTTGGGCAAAATTGTTGACGCAGTTGACTTTAACGACCCAGTTAAAGGTCCAAAAATCCTTTCTGATTACATGAAAAGGCATAAGAACGACCTAGGTAACGGAAAAAACTATCTTGGGACATGGTTAAATGAGGGTAAGGTATATCTTGACGTATCTGAAAACATTCAGAGCAAAAGCAAAGCAACAAGGATAGGTCGGGAACGTAACCAGAAAGCAATCTGGGACGTTGCTAACCTAAGTGAGATAGACACAGGAGGAACTGGAATTGTCGAAAAAAGAAGTCAAGATGGTGGAGTTGAAGAACATCTCCGAGATGACAGACGCCGAGATAGACGAATACGCACTGCAAATCTGGAGCGGTCTTCAAGCAAAGAAAAACTAACAGTATTTGTTAAACCGCCAGTTCAAAAGCACTTAGCGGGTCAACACGACCAGAGTTCCCACGGTTCATGGGCTGGAACAACAAGTCTTGGTGCTGGTTCTGGTTTAAGCGCTCAAGAAATTAATAATTTAAGAAGGGGAGTTGGCACAAAAGAATACCAACAAAAAGAATTATACAATGCCGAAAATGAAGCATTAAAAAAAGTTAAGCCTTCTGTTGTTGAAATGCCAGAACCTAAAGAATCATCATATATTAAATTTGGTGAGTTACAAACTTATACAGAGTTAAAAAAAGCCGAAAGACAATATAAAAAAGATTGGTACCAATGGTCTTCGGAAAGACAAAAATACATTGAATCTGAGTTAGGTGCTAAACACTTAGATGGAAGCGTAAAAGGATTAAGAAATTATCTTAATGCCGTAATTGATTCTGATTGGTTTAGGGAAGAATACGGTGTACCAAGCACATTCAGCATAGATAATGGTAAAAAGTTTGCTGAACACCGCCCAGAAATTAAATTTTTTAATACTAAAAAATACGCTGGAATGTATAGATTTCGTGATTTTGGAAGAACGGGAAAACAAAGTTTTATTGATATAGATAGGTCATTTGCTAAAAATGAACAGGTAATTTTGCACGAAATTGCTCATTACGCTGATACTATTAGTGCAACAACAAAATTTTCGGGTCATGGTTACTCGTTCGCCAGAGAACTTCTAAAAATTGCACAACAATTTATGCCAAATTATGCCAATGCTCTTGAACAATCATTTAAAGATGGAGGAATTAAATATGGAGAATGAAGATTCAGAAGATTTTTTGTTTGAAATAGTTGACCCGTTTCCCCCAGACTATGTTCCAATGCCAGAAATGGTTTTATTTTCTAGCAAGAAACGCGAACTGGAAACAGAGTCATAGTACCTAGCGTGCACTAAAGTGGCATAAGGTTTGTCACCACTAGGAGTTCTCATGTCTGTAGGTTTCTCGCATCTTAATGATGCTGAGTTAGAAACACTGCATAAATCACTGCACACTGACGTGGGAAACCCAGCAGTTCTTGAAGCCCACCACTCTGTAACTACCGAAATTCTTGCACGCGGTCTTGAGCACGGTCACGAAGATGACCAGTGGAATCGGGCAGTAATTGAGTTGGAATCCGAAGACCAAATCCCAGTTGCTAAGGCTATTGCTGAAATGCCACTAGAGATTGCTCACCAAGTAATTGAATCTTTAGGCAATCCTGAGTTCGTTAAAAAGACTACTTTGCTTACCGTTGACGGATACACCTTAAAGTTTGACGCTTTTGAAAAATCCGAACAGGCAGAAATGCGTCTTAATGAAACCCAGAAAATGCTTTATGAAACTCTTGAAGCCGTTGTTGACCGAGTTGGCTCTTTTGACCAAGGCTCAGGTGCGAATGGCGCTCACTACATGGAAAAAAATCCTTTTGTCAAAGAAGGAATGGTTTGCGCCAATTGCGTTTTTTATGAAGGCGGTCAAGGCTGTGAAATTGTTACTGGTCTAATTGACCCAATGGCTTTGTGTAAATTCTGGATTATTCCAGAAGATTTGCTTGACCCATCGGTTCGTAAACACCAAGCAGGAAAGCATGACCAAGAATCTCATGGCAACTGGGCTGGTACTTCGGGAATAAATAAACCAGACACAATTATGATGGGCAATGACGAAATTACTAAAGGTAAAGCGTCTATGTGGGAGCACCTTGTTCCAGATGGCAAGGGCGGTTGGAAAATTAGTCCTGAGCGCCAAAAACTTTACAAAGAAATTATAGAAAAACATCTTGATGGCGTTACCCCAACGGGTAATCCAACATTTACCCTTATGGGCGGTGGTGGCGGTTCTGGTAAAGGAACAATCTTAAAAAATCAAATAGCCCTAGACCAATCCACCGAATTTGGCGTAAAAATACCTGAAAGCAATTTTGTTAGAATTGACCCAGACGAGATTAAAGCAATGCTTCCTGAGTTTGATGAATTACTTTCTGCTGGACGTAAAGATGAATCTGCTAGTTATACTCACGAGGAATCTTCACTAATTTCAAAACAAGTTCAAAAAGAAGCCCTTGATTTAGGTCTTGATGTTTTGCTAGATGGTACTGGAAATTCAAAAGCAATCAAACTTCAATCTAAAATTGACGAAGCCCGCAACGCTGGATATACGGTAAATGGAGTGTACGTTTACACTACAGTTGAAACTGCTTGGGAACGTAACATGGGAAGAGCAGTTAAAAAGGATTCAAAACGAGGAATAGTTCCCCCGTACAATTTCTTGGAAGCGCATAAATCTGTTTCAGACATTATGCCCCATATGGCTCCCGAATTTGATAGTTGGGTTTTATTTGATACAAATGGACCTGAAGGTTCTTTACCTCCTATTATTGCGTCAACAAAAAGAGGTTTCCCAATTACTGTAATTGACCGCAATTCCTACAATGGGTTTCTCGGCAAGGCTAATTCAAAAGTTACCCCTGATGAGTTACAGGCAATTTGGGATGAATTTAAGGTAGGTAAAATTTAATGGAAATGTCAATTTCTAATAAAATGATTATTGAAATTAATTCTGGTGTGCAACAAAATGAAACCAAACTAATTACCGATGAAGAAAGCCGTATTGCGTGGGAGTCTATGGCTCAAAGTATTAAAACCTTTAAGGCTGACGGAATAATTGTTGACATCTCATCTGAATGGGCTGATGCTGATTACTCACTAGGTTCTCTTTTAGATGATGATTTTTCTGACCAAGTTAAAGAAAGATATTACGCTAAAAATCAAGTTTCCTATGTTTCAAAATCCGCTGAAGAGCGCCGTTACACACTAGGTCCAATGTATGTCCCAGACCGAATTGATGCCCACAACGAATGGACAGATTCACTTGAGTTGCAGAAATCTGTTTGGGATTATGTACGCAATGGAGACCGCAGAATTCGCCTACAACACGACAAAGAAGTTGTTGCTGGAGAATGGGTAGAAGTCATGGCGTGGCCTTACGAAGTGTCAGTTCCAATGCAAAAAGCAGATGGCAGTTCGGCACAAATTACATTCCCGCAGGATACGGTTTTCCTTGGAGTTATTTGGGAGCCATGGGCTTGGGAAATGGTCAAGGCTGGAAAACTTCGTGGTTACTCAGTTGGTGGACGCGCTCAAAGACTTGAAGTTGACTTACCAGTTAGTAAAGATGCAATGCCAGTTGACGGTCCAACCGTAGAATCCGTTCACGAAGATACTTTGATGCCATCTAAGCGCCGAAAGAAAAAGAAAGACGAGTCGGAAAAATCCGAATAGGCGACACGCCGAATCCATTGCGATTCACACAATAGTGGTGTAATGCCATTGTGTTATTTTGAATCAAACAAGACTAGCGGAATGTTGCCCTGTTCAATAACAGGAACGGCACCCGCTCTGTTGGCGCATAGGAGTTAGTGTGGCGTTTTCTCGCACTCGCAAAATGGTTAATCTCAACATTGAGGAAACCAGCGGAGTAGATTACCCAGCCCATTTACATGATGGTTGGTTAGTTATGAAAGCGGCAAACCCTTCAGACGTGCAATCAGTTCTTGAATCATCCGTTTCCAAGGAGGACTCCGTGTCGGAGAGCATCGAAAATCGGCTAGAAGAAGCATTAGAACTTCTTACAAAGGCTGAAGAACGTATTGCCGAACTGGAAGAGGCAACCGAAGAAGTCGCTGAGGAAACCGAAGCCACATCAGAGGAAGCCCCCGTTGAGGCAGAAGACGTAATTAAGTCTTTACCTGAACCAGTTCAAAAGGCATTTGAATCATTGCGTAAGCAAGCAGAAGAAGCACAGGCAAAGGCTGATGAAGCCACAACTGTTCTTCACAAAGAGCGCGAGGCACACGCAGATGCCGAAGCAATCGAAAAGGCTCGTGGTTGGTCACATCTATCACTAGACGCACAAGAAGTAGGCCCAGCCCTTCGCCGTCTAGCGCAGATTGACGAAACACTAGCAAAGTCAGTAACAGAAGTTCTTGAGAGTGTAAACGCTCAGGCTGAATCTGCTGACATCTTTGCCGAGATTGGTCGCACGACTGGTACTTCTGGCAACGCATTTACCCAGTTGGAATCAATGGCTAAGTCTGCTGTTTCCGAAGGCAAAGCGTCAACTGTAGAACAGGCATTGTCTGACCTTGCAGTTGCCCAACCATCACTGTACGCACAGTACCTCAACGAGAAGGGTGCCTAACTCATGGCATACGAATTCAGTAATTACAGCGTAAAGGCAACACTCGTTGCGGGTGCAGACCTTTCGTCAAAGCAATACAACTTCGTTAAGTTGAATTCATCTGGTCAGGCAATCGCAGTAGCCGCCGCTACTGACTTACCTATCGGAATTCTTCAGAACGCACCAACGTCAGGACAAGAAGCAGAAGTTCTTATCTCTGGCGGTTCAAAGTTAGTTCTTGGTGGCACCGTTGCCGCCGCCGCAATTGTTAGCCCATCGTCTGCTGGCGCTGGTGTAGCAATTGTTCATGGAACTGACACAACCAAGTACGCAATGGGTCAAGCCATCACTGGTGGGGCTTCAGGCGAAATCGTAACTGTTGTAGTGAACTGCGCTAACGCAGGTCGCGCGGCTTAACCGAGAAAAGGATAATTACACATGGCACAGCCACATTTGAATAGCGTCCACGTTGACGCAATTCTGACAAACATCTCGGTAGCATATATGCAAAGAGCCGAAAACTACATTGCAGACAAGGTATTCCCAGTAATACCCGTTGACAAGAAGAGCAACAAGTTCTTCAAGTACACCAAGAACGATTGGTTCCGTGACGAAGCACAACGCCGTGCCGATTCAACTGAATCCGCTGGTTCGGGCTACAGCCTAACCACCGATTCATACTCGGCTGACGTATACGCTTTCCACAAAGATGTGGGCGACCAGACACTTGCTAACGCAGATGCTCCGTTGTCACCGCTTCGTGAAGCCGCTGAGTTCGTAACCAACCGCCTACTTCTTCGCCGTGAGATTCAGTTCGTTTCGGACTTTCTTACAACTGGCGTATGGGGTAAGGACATCACTGGTGTTGCTTCTTCAGCGTCAACAGACCAAGTAATTCAGTGGTCAGATTTCACTAACTCTGACCCACTAGAAGACGTAGAAGCAGGTAAGGAAACGGTTCTTAGCACTACAGGATACGAGCCAAACACACTTGTTCTTGGCTATCAGGTATTCCGTAAGTTGAAGAATCACCCAGACCTAGTTGACCGCATCAAGTACACATCATCAAACGTAATCACTGAAGAAATGATTGCTCGTATGTTTGGTGTTGACCGCGTACTTGTTGCTAAGTCAGTAAAGGCAACCAACAAAGAAGGCGCAAGCGAAGCATACGCATTTAACGTAGGAAAGTCTGCTTGCTTGATGCACGTTGCTCCAAATCCTGGCCTTATGACTCCATCCGCAGGTTACATCTTCTCTTGGAATGGTGTATCTGGCGGTCTTGGGCAGACCATCGGTACTTCTCAGTTCCGTATGGAAAGCATCAAGTCAAGCCGTGTTGAAGCCGAAGTCGCGTTTGACAACAAGGTTGTTGCCGCTGACCTAGGTTACTTCTGGACTAGCATCGTAGCCTAATGACTACGAAGCAGTATCGTGAGGTACTGCGCCCATTCGAAGCGAGTGGGACTCTGCTGAAAGCAGGAGATACCGTTGAGGTATCTGGCTGGAAGCACGCCGATAAGTTAGTAACTATGCGGTATCTGAGTCCCACTCTTTTGAAGGGTGTTGAACCCACAGAAGAGAAAAGCACACCAAAGGCTCCTGCTAAAAAGAAGGCAGTTGCCGAGGTAGATTCCGAAGCATAAGCAGTGGGGCGACCTTCACGGAGGTCGCCCTTTCTGTTTCTAGAAAGGCTTAAAATGACATTCACTTACTCAGGCAACCCATCCAGTTCAAGTTTGGATTTAGTTCGTTTTCTTTTGCAGGATACGGATTCTACTGATGTACTTTTAAGCAATGAAGAAATTAATTACCTAATTGCCACTTGGACTAACCCCTACGAAGTTGCACGAGTTGGAGCGGAAACCATTTCTGGTCAGTTCACTCGCCTTGCAGATTCAACCTCTAAGTCGGTAGCAGATTTATCTATCTCCAAGTCTTACTCAAACAAGGCTAATCAGTACCGTGAGTTGGCGCTTTCAATTGCTAACCAGCGTGCTCGTTTGTATCCATCAGCCCCAGTTGTAAATGCAAATTCACTTAAAGGAACTAGGGAACGCACGTTTGATTCCCGTAAGAGCGATTTCTACGTTGGTATAGACGACAACAGGGGTAGTTAACCATGGCTATTGACCCTGAGTTGGCTGAAATGATGCAGGATACCGCAACATTTTTTGCTGAAAGTTCCCGTGACGCTTACGGAAAGACAACATTTTCTGGCACATCCCAAACTGTAACTGGACGTCTTGCCTACAAAACTCAGATGATGAAAGACATAAATGGTCGGGATGTCGTTTCAATTGGAAAGTTTTCTAGTTACGGCGCTGTCTCACCTTCGATAACCGTCAAGCACAAGATGGTCGTAGATGGAATAACCGTTCCAATTATTTCCGTTGATAGCATTACTGACGAAACTGATTCCGAGCATCATGTCATTGTTTACTTTGGGGCTTAAATGGCTAAAGCATCAATTAACACTAAAAAGAATTCTAAACTTTCTCCCCACATTGAGGTTGAAGGTTTAGCCGAACTTGTAAATGGTTTGGTTCGGGCTGGTCAAGAAACGGATGTTCGTAATTCTTTTGCTTTGGCTCTAGCCGAAGAAGCATCAGTTGTTTTTGCTCGCTCTCAAATGCTTGTTCCAGTTGATACTGGTCTTTTAAGAAGTTCTGGATACGTTTCTCCAGTTCAAGCCGATGGAAAAACTTCCTACGTTGAGATTTCTTACGGTGGACCTGCTTCGGCTTATGCAATGATTGTCCATGAAGGATTTGCGCGTCACGCAGAACCAACTCAGCGCAAGTATCTAGAGCAACCACTTTACGAACGCGCTCCAACATTTAGCAGAAACATTGGTGTAAGAATGAAAGACATTTTATTAAGGATTCCTCGTGGCTGACACAATTTTAGAAGCAGTTGGCAATTATTTAGTTGCTCAAGGTCAAGGCACTCTTGGAACAAATTTGTTCCTTAGCCGTATGCCAGAAACTCCAGATGCTTGCGTTTGTGTGTATGAAGGAGAAGGTGGTATGCCTGAGTTCACAATGGGAACCACAATCCTAGATAACCCAGCAATTCAAATTATTGTTCGGGGTACAAGAGAGGATTATGTCACTGCCAGAGACAAGGCTCAAACCATACGTCTTTTGCTGGCGTCCGTGGCTAACCAAACATTATCTGGAATTACCGTGCTTAGAATTGCTCCTATTGGCTCAGTGTTGCCTATGGGTCTTGATAAAAATGACCGTCCCATGATTAGCACAAACTACAGGGCGATTGTTTCGACATGACCCCAAGAGAGTTAGCCTGTATCCAAGCCATAGATGCCTGTATCTCACAGTTGCACGCTATTCGGCTCGCATTAGCAACGACTCTTGTTGAATCAAACATTGAAGAAAATAGCGACACGCCAGAGGTCTGCACTCACCCAAAACTACAAACAGTTGAAACAATGGGTGGAGTAAAGGTGTCATTTTGCCTAGATTGCGAAGTGCAATTTGAGGTGC